TTCTTAAGAATCCAAATAAATACATAAATACTGGATATACATAATGAAAGAAGAACTTTTAGGACTGTCTGTATTAGAAGAGGCGGTAGTTAAATGCGGAAATTGTGGTTCTCATTTGGCTAACGTAGTTGTAAGCGAAACAAACGAATCTCGTGAATTGCGTGGTTTAAAATCACTAAATAGTAGATACAAGATTAATAATTGCTATAAATGTGGTGGTTCTAGCTTTGCAACAAAAGTGTTTTCTGGATCAACTAGTATTTGTCCCGCTAAGGACTTTTTTGATCTAGATGAAGTAGAAACAGATTTCAACGATGGAGTTATTGAATCGGTATTAACCGTACAAAAACGTGTATGAATGAAAAAGAATTAAGAGATGCCATCACTATTCTTCGCAGTGATAGGAACGTTAAAAAGCCAACCGAACCTGTACGATATAATGATAATGGCGAGAGCGATAGCAAACGCAAGAAGAAGTTCTCTGACAATGAAACCGCCGCTATCGAAATTCCAACAACTACAGGTCAACTTTTCCGAATTAAAGTCGAACGCAACGGCAAGTTTTTCAATCCTCTAAAGGCTGGTAATGACTATAGACTAGATCAGCAGGATCGTACAACTAAGGATCTACGATTTCAATTTCGTAGTGTTCCTGAAAGTGCTTTTGGTCATTACGTGAGATTTCTTAAAACTCGATATGATAGTTCTCTTTTAGCAGCCGAGCGTGAGGTATAATTAATGTCAGATCAAACACAAGAACAAGATTGGATGGATAAGCTATCTGATGAAATTTCAGAAATGCTTGCAAATCCTAAGTTGGTTAAATTTAATACACATAAGAATCGTAAGCTATTCACAGGACAGCTTTTGGGTATTATCAAAGAAGCTATTAATAAGAACACAATAGCCAAACCAGATAAGCCCACACGTTCTTCAACACCAACAATTACACGGCCAAATCCTAATAAGGAAAATGGCTTTGCTATCATGACCGAATCGGATTCACAACGTGGCGACGATGTTCGCGATAATATTGCTAAAAACAAACGAGCAGGAGTTAGAAGTTGGTAAATTGGAATGCAACACTTTCCAATGGCTTAAAAATTTGCGGTGCAACAGATGATGGTACATGGATAACTCTACGCGAAAGACTTAAAAACGAGTCTATAAGAATTACAGAGTTTTCTATTGGAAATCAACATGGCGTCGGAAAAATTGATAGTAATGCAGATGGCTATTTTCTTGGCAACAAGACGATAGCCATTTTGCCTTCTACACTTAATATAAATTTAGTTGCTATTGGTTATTGGAAAAACTACGACGATAAAGTTAGAATTAAATGGTATGATGTTAATACCATGAACCTTGTATTTACAGAGGCTAGACCATTAAATGAGTGCGGAGAATTCCTCATCAAAAACCCAACTAATTAATTGGCACGAATTACCATATTCACACAAGTGGGAAAAAAATATTGACTCGATCATGAATCCCGGCAGTAAGGTTACATGGCCACAATATGTTGCAGAAATGGTAATTTATTGGAGAACACAGTTTATCAAAGATTACAAGGATATTCAGCGTGGCCAAGACTGGCATAAAACCATTCAAAAACCAGTAAGAGATCTGAATCAACAAGCTGCTGTTATTTGTAATTATTTTGAACATCCTAATAAAGAACCATTAGTTGCCGTAGCTTTTAGAAACTTTTTTCGCAAGACCAAGCCAATGAAGATTGGACAATTTCGTAAAGTTCGATTTACCGAAAAAAATGGTCGTAGGGTATCTAATATTACACAGGATGAAAAAGATGTTGTTACTGGCATTAATGCAGAACTTAATCGTCTGATTATTCAGAGAGATATGTTCATTGCAGCAACTCCAAAATCCAAAGATCCATTAAAGTCCCAAGAAGAAATCAAATTTAAAACAACAGGATCGTCAAAGAAAAAGGGCGGTTTAGGAAACATTCTTGCTTTAGAACAACAGCTAAAGAAGGATAATTAATTAATCGAATATATGATATGGCTAAAGACAAAGTACGCAGCACCGATGGTGCTTATAAAGTTTCCGCCCAACAGTTATTTGATATCAAGCGGGAAATCATTCCATGTACGTTATCATCTGACATTGCATTAAGCGGAGGTGTTCCTCGTGGTGCAACAGTTCTTATTGGAGGTAAACCAAAACTAGGTAAAACCACATTCTCATTACAGTGTGGTGCCAATGCACAAAATCTATTTGGCAGTAAGATATTCTATTTTAATATTGAAGGCCGACTAAGTAAACTTGTTCTAAGTCAAATTCAAGGTATAAACCTAGATTCTGATAAATTTCAAGTTGTTATGCCCCCGCCTATTCTTGATAAAGCCGATAATGTTATTGGTTATAAAAAGTGGGGTGCAGAAAATTGGTGGATGGAAATTGGTTCTTGTATCGAAAATAATCCCGGCTGTGTAATCATTGTAGACTCTATTGCTAATCTTTCTAGTGAGAAAGAACAATCAGAGGATATGGGTTTCCAAGATCGCGGTGGTCGTAATAAACTTGAAGCAGAATTCTGCCGTAAATATGGTAACATTATTGTTCCAAATCAAGTAACATTATTTTTACTTACTCAAATTCAAGCTAATACTAGCGGCTATGGTCCTCCGGTCCAAGCTAAAGTTGGCAATCATATTCGCCATCAAGCTGATATTATCATGTTCGGCAAAAACTTTGAGAAATGGGATGAACAAAATGGTCGTATCCTTGGCCACAACATGATTTACAATGTTGAAGCTAGTGCTCTTGGAGCACCGTTTATGGAAATGAAAATCCCTCTTCGGTATGGTTATGGTATTGATAATATCAAAGATGTAATGGATCACTGTATCAATTGGGAGATTATCCGCAAGGGTGGTGCTTGGTATACACTTCCGTTCCTAGAAGATGGCACTAGAGTTGATTTAGACGCACTAGACGATTCACAGAAACCAATTAAGGTTCAAGGCGAAGACAAAGTTCGTAATTGGTTATTGATTCATCCAGAGCAAACTAAGATGCTAGATAAAGAAATTAGAGAAAAGGTGTTTGGATGATTGAAATTTCACGTTTCATTGAAGTTTTTAAGAATAATAAATGGGTTAAAGCCGAATTTATTGATCTTCGTCCCGGAACAAAGTTTAGAATGTACGAAGATTCAGCCAGAACACAGAGAGTTACAAATGATCAAGGATATACTGAATTCTGTGCAGCATCATTTCCATATGAAATAACCAATGAAGATGGTGTTAAAACTCTCGCTGTAAACATGGAGGGATAATGTTTCTTCTATTATATAATGAATATTCTTGGTATGGTGGAGATTGTGGTGCTTCAATTAGGATAAGAGAATTTGAAACACTTGAAGATCTTAAAAAATACACTAAAGAATGCAACATGCATTCTTGTGATTATAAAATTATAATTGGCAAGGTATTAGAATGAAAATGTTTGATATCGACGGCGAATATATTTCTGTAGACGTGCGTCCAAGTTCTTATCCAATCAAGTCTAAGAGCAGAAGCACACTACAGGGACAAACCGCCCAAGCTTTACAAGACAAATATCCCCGCCAAACAATCTTAGAAGATTTTACTATCCCCGGTTCTAGAATGAGTGTTGATTTTCTACTGCCTAATCTTGGTATGGTTATTGAAGTAAATGGCCGTCAACACGATCAGCACGTACCATATTTTCACGGTGACAAATCTACTTCATTAGATTTTGCCAAACAACTATCTCGTGACCGCCGAAAACAAGAGTGGGCCGAGCTAAATTCATTTGTATGGATTGAAATTAGAACTAAAGAGGATCTAGAGGAATTTATTAATAATGCCTAAAGCGTCAGAAGAATTCAAAATCAACGAAGAAGTTCGTGTGGAGATTGAAAAGGCATTAGTTGAATTTGAAAAGCAAGCGGGGCTTCCGGGTTTACAGCCAATGGAAGCCCCAGCTTGTTTATCAATGTCTTTACAAGAATTACGTAAACTAAGCCCCGAACAACTTGCCGAAGCTTCATTTGAAATTGGTCAATATGCTTGGTATATCCAGAGATTAATTAACAAGAATAAAAGTTGGGAAAGATGGGCTAAGTCTAGACTTGGTGAAATTGCTGCGTCACTACTGCCACAGATTGGCGGACACTATGGATTTAACGAAAGAGAGCAGATTTCTAAGAATACCCATCCTTTATGTAGAGAACTAAATGCTTTCATGCGTAAAATCGGCATGGAAATTGATCGACTATACAATGTTCCCAATGATATTAGAGTTATTGGAGAATCAATTAGAGACTTGAGATTTTCCGCAATGCGTAGAGAGAAGGATTATGCCAACAACAATTCCGAATGAATATAAAGGATGTAAGATTGATTATCGATACGACGAAAGCTTTGATTACTGGTCCGCTTTAGTAATAATTCCTACAAAACCTTCTGGTGTATTAGGTTTTCAGGGACCAGATAAGGAAGCGTTATGGGAAGCTATTAGAAGCTATCTACGCAGAAATTATGATGAGAAATTTAAGGTATTAAAACATGAATGAAGATCAATTAATTGCAGAAGCATTTGTGATGCTTCGAGCCGCTATTCTAGATGGAGATTGGGTTAAGGTTTGTTCAGCATACGAAATCATATCTGGTGAAAGGCTTGAGCCACCTAATCAAAAGGTTAAGACTCGCCTAGAAAAGATTCGCGAAATGATGAACGTTGAGACTCAAACAGAAGATGAGTCAAACGAAATCGAAGATAGTGAGCCACAAGCCACTTCTGTCGAATCAATGACAGCTAAGGAACTTAAAGACTATCTAGTTAAGACTGGTATTAATCCTAAGAATCTTAAGGGCAAGAATAAGACTGAGCTTCTTAAGATGGCTGTTACTGCCAATCCTTTTGAACCAACCGTTAATGAAATTAAAGAAACCGAAATTGAAGGTGGAAAGAAATTTGGTCTTGGTAAGGTAAAAATCATCAGTGACGGATTCGATCCTATAGAGGCAGAATTAAATAAGCTTGCTAGTAAACGCAAGACAAATATAGTTACTAGAGAGCCAAAGGTCATCGAAGATACTTCTGATGATGATACTGCACAACATAGATTTCATAGTAAGCCAAAAATGGCACCGCCTTGGCGTTAATTAAAGGATAAATAAATGAGTAAAGAGCTAAGCAAATTACGAGACACAGGTAGCGAACGAGCACTTCTTGGAACTATCATTCGCGGAGGAAAGGATGCTTTTATTGACGCGGATGGAATTGTTGATGCAACAGACTTCTCGTTGCCTATTAATAAGTCCGTATATGCTTCGCTCAAAGCTCTATCAGAAGAACCAAACTGTGAAAGCTTCGATGTTGAAACAATTAAGATGAAGATGAAAACTCTTGGATTTGGAGATCAAATCTCTAATTCCAAGGATCTTGAGTATCTCGAACTTCTAGACTCTGTGAATTTCGATAAAGGTAATATACCGATGTTCGGAATTCAAATCAAGAAGTATTCTGTTGTACGTGATCTTTATCTGCGATATACTGATGCTATTAAATATCTTAGCGGGATTTCTGGCAATGAATCTCTCTCAGATATCATTAAGGAAGCAGAAGGCCGCATTATAGATTATGTTACTGGTGTTGATAATGAGAATAGTCTTGAACAGCTTAGCGAAAACTTAGAAGAATATATTCAACAGAAGCTTGAGGAAGAGGAAGTTGATCAGGTTGGTTTACCTACTGGATATCCTATTTGGGATGAAGCAATCGGTGGTGGACTTCGCAGAGGAACAGTAACAGTTAAAGGTGCTCGGCCTAAGACTGGTAAATCATTTGATGCACTGAACGTTGGTATCAATGTTGCAAAGCTTGGCATTCCTGTTCTATATCTTGACACTGAACTTACAAATGCATATCAGAAAAATAGAATGATCTGTATTAGTTCCGGCTGTCCAATATATAAGTTTGAAACTGGTAGATTTAAAAGAGAGAAAGAATGGGTTGATGCTGTTCTAGATTCAGTGAAAGTTGTAAATAATATTCCGTTTTTTTATGAATCTATTTCTGGCATGAGTCATACAGAAGCTCTGGCGTTAGCCCGCCGCTGGCTAGTGAAACACGTAGGCTTTAACGAAGATGGTAAGGCCAAAGACTGCTTAATCATCTATGATTATATGAAACTAACCAGTGGGGCGAATCTCACAAGTGTTACTCCTGAATATATTGTACTCGGTCTAATGCTTACGGAAATGCATAATTTCTGTGTAAAGTACGATTTGCCAATTTTAGGCTATGTTCAGCTAAATCGTGATGGCATTGATGGCGAAGATACTAATGTAGTTGCTGGATCAGATCGTATTCTATGGCTATGTTCATCTTTGACACTACTGAGAAATAAAGATGATAATGACTTGGCCATGGGTTCTAAGTGGGAACACGGTAATAAGAAATTAGTTGTTCTTGAAACTAGACATGGTAGTGGAATTGAGACATATGGAGATTATATAAATCTTCATTGTTCATTAAGACCAAACGTGTCACGCGACGAAGCGTGTGGTCTTATCAGAGAAGGTTTATTACATAGTGCAGTATGCACGGGGCCGATAAATGGCAGTGGAACGGATCAGCAAAATAACGCTGGAAACAATAAGAGAGACGGCAAATGAGCAAATTGATTTTGTACTCTCCGAACTTGGAATCGATATCGACAACTCAATTGGATTCTCAGACGAACTTCGGTGTTCATGTCCTGTCCACGGAGGAGACAATCAAACAGCGTTCAGCTATAGTACAACCTTCAAGCGATGGCGATGTTTCACAAACCGCTGTCACACTGATAGAGATTCCATATTCGGACTTGTTGCAGCTATTTTGTCGCAACGAGATAACAGAGAAGTGGGTTTTAGAGAATCCGTATTCTGGTTAGCTAAACTTTTGAACATACCAATCGAAGGCGAATCAACCATAAACGAAGAAAATCTAGAGGTTCATAAGCTTCTACAGCAAACAAAATTTAAAAATAGGATTAAACAAAGAGCACAGGAACGTAATGTGCGAGAAAAGTTTGATCCAGTACCGTTATCATTAATTGATGGCAAAATCCAACCAAGCCAATATTTTATAGATCAAGGATTTAAGCTAGAAATTCTTAAAAGATACAATGTTGGTTATTGTGACGATTCACGTAAACCTATGTATCTAAGATCATTCGCTCCGGTTTTAAATGAAGCTGGAGATACAATGATTGGTGTTACTGGTAGAATTAAGTTTGAAAAATGTGATATCTGTGGAGATTTTCATGAACAAAGTAGAAATGGTTGTCCACAAGATAATCCATCGGTTAGGGCTTATCCCAAGTGGATTCATTATGGATTTAATTCTAACGCTGTACTCTACAATAGTTGGTTTGCTACAGAACATATCAAAAAGACAGGCGTTGCTGTTATTACAGAAGGGCCTAAAGACGTTTGGTGGTTTGAACAACATAACATAAAGAATTCTATCTGTATCTTCGGCCTTAATGTTTTTGATTATCATATTAGTAGATTAATTAAGATGGGTGCAACTACATTAATTGTTGCACTAGATAATGATGAAAGAGGAATTGAAGCGGCAGAAGCTTTAGACGAAAGCTTAGGCATGTACTTTAAATTAGTAAATATCAAGATGTTGCTTAACGCTGGCGAAGACATTGCTGACGTTAATAAGGAAAGAATGGATACCGTAATAGTTCCATTTATTAAAGGACTTGAAAAGAAATAATATGGCAAATAAGTTAAAAATTATTTTATCGGGACGCAAGCAGGCTGGCAAGTCATCAGCG